AGCTGCATCATAAATTTCTGGGCCTTCGGATAAAGCTGATACTTCCTCTACGACGCCATCAAAGTATTCCATTGCTACGCTACTTGGTGCAGCCACTGATATCACGTGATCAGAATTAAGTGTCTGCAATTCATTAATGCTATTTTGCATTGCCATCCATGGGTGAAACGTATAATATTTGTAACTAACGTCGTCATCTGCAGATTTTTGCTTTGGTTCAATACGAAGTGCTTTGCGGATGACAATATCCCGCGTTTCTTCGTTGTCCCATTCTACTACTTCGCAAATGACTTCTTCACCATTAGTTAGTTTGAAATGTTTAATTTCCATTATATCTCCACCTTATATGTTTTATATATGAAGTTCTCAGCCTTGTACATTTTTAATCTTTCATAGGAATGCAATAAAGCAAAGTTTTGTTGGCTGGTACCGTAGGATAAGTCATCCGTGATATCGTACAATTGAGTGACTCGCCCGTCGTCTGATTTACGAAGACCACGCCCGATGGACTGGAGGACTCTGATTTGCGATTTGCTGGGACTAGCGAAGATAATGTTATGAAGGTTACGAATATTAATACCAGTACTGAAGGTACCCAGTGACGCGACGATGATAGCGTCTGACTGCTTTTCCGTAATCTTTCGTATAGCTTCACGATCCGAAGTTTCTGTTGCTCCAGATACAAAGAAAATTTTCCTGTCATTGTGTGCTTTATCTCGAATTAGGTCAAATAGTATTTTACCATGTTTTTCTACAAATTGAAACAGAACAAGAGTATTACCTTTCTGATCAAGTGCTAGGTTACGAATAAACTGATTTCGTTTCTCGTGCCTTACGATATAATCAATTTCATCTTGGTATGAGCGTTTTCCGATATCGGCTTTATCTTTGTATTCAAGGACAAGTCGTTTGATCTCGAGTTTTGCCAGAGTATCATTATCTTGTAGAGTTCGTGTGGTAGTGACTTTATGTACTCTTCCGAATAATCCTTGTAATACGAGTTCATGAGTTTGTGTCCCATCTAATGTTCCGGTTGTACCGAATCTATATTGTGCCTCAGTGCATTTATTCATAATAGTAGTCAGCGATTTAGATTTAAATCCGTGACACTCATCGCCGATCACCATACCGAACTGTTCAAACCATGGTGCACCTAATTTATATATGCTCTGCCAAGTCGAAACAATAACGGATAACATGGTATCCTTATCCTTGCCAGAATAGATCTTATGGATATCATCTTGTCCGAAACCGTAATCAATAAAATCGTTTGTCATTTGCTCTACAAGAGATGTTGTAGGTACAATAATTAAAACTTTCTGACCTTCGGCTGCTAATTGACTTAAATAATAACGCATTAATACATAGATTATGAGTGACTTACCAGAACCTGTTGGTGAGAGTAGGATTGCACGGTTTCGTTCTAGTCCTTTACATACTGCATCAAACTGATAGTCACGAATCTCATAAGGAAGATGAATACTATGAACGAACTCCATTATCTCTTGTGGATTTATCTTGGTGTAATTAGCAGCATTGTCAGGGTAACCATATTCAGTTCTTTCTGTATCTATGGTATAGCCACGTTGTCCAGCAAATTTCTCGAGATGCTCGATGAGACCAGCGGGTAAAGTATTGTTCCTAATATTGAACAAACGAATTTTACCATCCCATAACTTATTACGGAATGCAGGCATGAAACGGTATCCTGGGACAAAAAAAGAAAAGAATTCATTAAGTTCCTGAGCTTGGCCAAAATCACAATCAATCTGTAACGTTGAGTGATCTAACTTTTTAGCTACGATTTTTTCCATATGTGTATTGATTGCTACCTTTTGGGATACTTATTCCGTATCTACTGCCGTTTCTTTTTACCCAAGTAGATATTGCACCAGGGCAATACCCTAATTTTTCAGCTGTTTCTTTACCAGATTTGTATAATATACCTTCAATCTCAACCTCTCTAGACTTTGATTCTGCTCTTTTCTTTTTATGTTCTTCAGTTTGTGGTACACCAGTAATAGCTTTAGTGGCTGGTTCCCATCCGAGTGCAGAGCCCCATTTATCAAACCTAGCTCCTTCCATTATTTCTTTTTCAGTTATGATATCCCAAATGTTCCAATAAGTCTCTTGGATAAATTGTTTCGTAGGCTTATAGATAGTATTAGACATGACATGACTCCTGTATAGTCCTGTTGTGTTTAGGGTAGAGGGAATGCCAGTTCCCTTTATCCGATCTAATACTATTTATAATAATATCAATTTCCGGACTCGAATTGTCTCCAAGAAATCATGTTCCTTATAGTTTGATGACGCCATTTAATGTTATCTATGATATCACTTAATGTATCTTTTACAGTCTTCCAATACTCGATGAGTTCTTCAGACTTTTGAATCTCAGGATCAGAATCATAATAGTAATCCATTTCGCCTTTCATAATTTTCAGGCCGTCAAAAGGATCTGGATCCCAACCTTTTTCTAATAAGGTCTCATGATCCATCTTACCATTATAGTAAAGCCATTTATCTTTGAGCAAAGTCTTCTGTTTAAACTCTGCTCTTTTTAATTCTAATTTAGCTTCGGTTAATAATCTTAAATATTTAGAATGCAAGTTAGGTGTTTCGCGGGATGCATCATCTAATTTAGTTTCATGTATTTTACAGTCTTCTTGCCACATGTCAAGAATCTTGCCCAAGTCAATCATTATTACCTCATTATGTACGTGTTATCGTGAACGAATCAGTAATCGCTCCTGTGCTACTTATACTCCGTAATTCGAAGTATGTGAATCTAAAACTTGCTGCAAATGTAATGAATGTGTCACCTGTTGATGTTGATTCAAACTGAATATCACCTAATGCAGTTGGAACACAATCATGGTATTGAATTTGTTTTGTTGTATTGTTATGGCTTGATAAAATATGTAATGTAATATCTGCAAATGTTGGTGCATCAGTAGCGGTTCTATTTAACGCACTTCTTTGATTTGTATCTAACAGCCTACGAATCCAGCTATACATTTCAGTATAACCTTCCATATCTTCATCTAGAATGATATTTGCTGATAATTCATTGAATGTCAATGTATCGCCTGGCATTGGAACGCCAGCAAGCTTTCTAAATGGTACTTCAACCGAACTCATTAGCATTCCTGGATGAGTTACGGATTGACAGAAGAATTCTAGGTTTGGATAATTCTTACGATCAAGCACCAATTTAAAACTGGTGGGTTGAAGATAATTTATGTTCTGAGTTAAATCTGCCATACTTTTATTTATACCTAAAAGAAGGGCCACCCGAAGGTGGCCCACAATAACTAAAGGAGAAACATAGTTATTATTTTAGACTACTTATACTTACGCTAAGATGTTGTCTACGCGGAAGATTCTGTAGTATTGGTTAGTCTTGACTGCAGCAAGACCGTTAGCTGGCGCATTACCGACAAATGGGTTTGAAGCCATTCCGTAACGAGTCTTGAAGCCAATCTTAGGCTGGAACGTATCTTCTCCAACTGCACGAACCATTGTGAGTGGTACGTATGGGCAATAGAAGAGACCAGCGTCATATGGGTTAGTACCCTTATAACCAACAGTTACATAGTCTGTTGATGCATATGGGTCGATATAGACACGAGTACGTCCGTTAAGAACACCAGCGAATGTATTACCAGTGTCGTCAACATTCAAATTAGTTGACATAGCTGGTGAGTAGTCGAGCATACCAGAAGCAGCAAGTGCTGAAGCAACGTCAGAAGAACAAACAACGAAGTTGCCCTTACCACGACGAGTTTCTTTAGCGATTGTATTAGCTTCTCTTTCGAGCTGTACAATCAAGCCCTTGAACTTCTCAACTGACCAACGACCATCAGCATCTGTTGACAAATCAAAGATACCGTTGATTGCAGTATTGTCTGTTGCAGCACCAGTCTTAGCTTGTGAGTTAATAGTACGGATAACTTCACGGTTGATTTCAGCCAAGATTTCAGTAGACAGAATGTTAGCAAGTTCTGTCTCAGCATCCAAACCATGGATTGCTTTCAAATCTTGTGCCAATTCCAAGCTGTATTCAGCTTTCAAAGCACGTGACTTAGCAGTAACAGTTGCTTTCTCGATAGTGAAACCCATTTCTCCGAATGATCCACCACCGCTTGAGCCAAGAGCTTCAGCGTCTGCAGTTGCCAGACCAGTACCAGCAAGAGAAGTTAAACGCTGATCATCGATAGTTGAGTCAGCATCCGTGTCACTAACACCATTCAAACCTGAAGCGTTATCTGAATCGTGTGTTCCAGTACCTGAGAACTGAGTTTCTGCTTCATTGAACAGAGCTTCACGATTAGCAGTATCACCACCAGCGTAGCGAGCCTTCATAGCGAAGATCAAGCCAGTAGGACCAGTCATTGGCTGAACACCACACACGTCATATGCCATCAAGTTAGGCATAGCACGACGAACAAGTGCAATCAGAACTGGGTTCCAGTTTGCAGCAGAAGTAGTGTTGTTACCAGGCGCCGCTTCCGCGAGCATGCCAGAGTTTTGAGCAGCTTCTTCTTGGAACGCACGCTCTTGGTTTTCGAGAATTGCAGCCGTAACAGCTTTACGGTGCGCGTCTTGGATCTTACCAGCTGACTCGTTTTCGAGGACTGGAGACCACTTTTCGATCAAACGATCATATGATTCCATTTTGGAACTCCTTACTTTTTATTTTGTTTTCTGAAGAGCTTTCAGGTACATATCCATTGCACCAGAAGTAACTACAGGTGAATCACCTGTTTCTTCTGTAGCAACAAATTCTGCTTCCTTAGACTCAGTAACTTCTTGCTTGAAGTATGATTCTTTAACAGTCTGTACTTTTGTAGCAAAAGTTTCAGCATCTTCGAAATCAACATCTTCAACAAGTGATGCAAGCTTTTCTCTCTGAGTTTCAGCTAGATCACGAGAGTGCTCACGAATAATCGCGTCACGCTTGTAACCTTCTAACTCTTCAGATAGCTCGATAGCTTTAGCAGTTGTAGCATTCAGAGACTCTTCGAGTTCTTCAACTGTATCTGCCAAATCATCAACTAGGTCGACCTTAGACTCAGGTACGTCGATGTAAGACTCTTCAAACAGACCCTTCAGGCCATTCATGAAGTTCTCAGCAATCTCAGCACGAAGCCCAGCTTGGATAGCGACTTTGTTGTCTTCCATCCACTGTTCAACTACGTAGTTGAGGTATGAGTCAACATTCTCGACAAGCTCAGTCTTAGTAGTCTTGACTTCTTCAGCCAATTCTTCTTCGTACTTAGCTTCAAGACGATCGATCTCTTCAGCAAGCTTAGACTTAATAGCTGCTTCAAAGATTGTTTCTGCCTTCGACTTAAACTCTTCTGACAAAGTAGCTTCGTCAGAAATCAATGCGTTTAGGTCGTCAGAGAAGTCTGCTTGGTACTGAATTTCAGCAGGTGTTTCTGCGATTGAAAGATCTTCTGCATCGAAATCTTCAGACATGAGCTTAGAAAGAACTCCTGAAAGTTGCTCTTTCTTCATACCTGATAGCTTTGTGTATGCAGCGTTGATCATGCCAGCTTTAGTCTTTGGCATTGGATCTTTCTTAGTCTGGTCACCTTTACGCTTTGGAGCGCTTCCGGTTGCATCGCCAGCCTTATCAACAGAGGCTACTGACTGAGCTTCAGCATTCTTAGGATCATGAGCTTCTTCCACGACTTCGTTCTCAACTTCGTCATGGAGCTCAACTTGATCTTCAGTATATTGATCAGTCATAATGACTCCTTATATTTTTGATTTGAGTAACGAGAGGAAATTCTTAAACTCACGAACCTGTACCTCATAGAGATCTTTTCGTGGAGCTTTCTTAATTTCAGTCTCCATTTGTTCAATTGTTTGAGCTTCGATGATACCGTTATTCCATACCCATTCAACACCTTCCATAACTCCATTAACAAAAGCATTCGGTGCAGATGGATCCTGAACGATATCGACAGCATTAAGCATGAAGTCTTTACCGACCATCATTGCATCGCTGCCTCGCTGCAAACTTCCCATACCACGAGTTGATACGCCAACCCTGACATCACCATCGAGCAAACCTTTTACGATTTGGCCCATAGGAGTTTCAAGTATTGTCGCCTTTCCAACAACATCGTTTCCGTCCCATTCGAGGGATTCGATCTTGTGAGAAACTTTGTCTAGGTTAACTGTTGGACCTTCAGGATGATTGAGTTCACCAACAGCTCTACCTTTTGAAACTTGTTCTTCTACGTATTTAGCAAGAGCAGATTCCATAACATCTTTTGGATAGATTCTACCGTTACGGTTCTTTTGCTCTGCCTGCATGAATACACCTTCAATAGTGTATTTCTTTTTACCATTGTCTTTTGCTTCAACAATAGTTTCCAGATTTTGGTCGGTGTATTCTGCTATAAGCTTCATTTCATTTTTCCAAATTGTTTCACAAATTGAGTAGCAGCTTTCTCTGCTTCTTTTTGTGATCTATAAACGTCAAGCTTGTCACCATCAACATAAGCAACAAACTTACCTTTATCCTTATGTACCATCACAGGAATACGATCAACTTTAAAACCTGATACGTGTTCACCTGGCGGCATTTTATTTCTTAGTTCAGTAAATAATTTCATATTTCTGTTTATTCTTAATTATTTATATGTTTTAAGTTTTTAACCGACCCAAATTTGTACGTCACCAGTTGTTTCTACTTCTGCTGTATAAATGTCAGTATCGGCCCCTGGCGGTAAACCCTTCTTGCTTCACTTTAGCATCGTTAGTCAAACTTCTAATAAACTTAGAAAATAATCTGTTTTTAGAACCTATTCTTGCCATAATTAACTATTCCCAAGTTGGCTGATTGAGCCGTTGTGTTCGACATACAAATATCCATTCGCATATGCTAAACCAGCTACCACACTTGCCGATGAGTATTGACCAGTATATGTTAATGTAGTATGATCATTTGCGGTTGAAAGATCGAACTGATATATCTTTGACGTGCTGGTACCAACCCAAACTCGAGTTCCATCATCGTTAGCAGCAACCGCGGTTACATTCCATGTATTAACTGGTGTAAGACTTCTCAAATCTATATTTCCTTCTGGATTGCCAGCAAAGGAATTCAGATCATATGCTGTATTCATTTTATGGATATGCAATCTTTCACCGCTTGTTACACCATAAAAAGCACTACCATCCTTTGTAACATCCCAGAAGTTACTATTAGTATTGAGATATAAATAAATATTGTTTCCTTGTTGTGTCTGATTTGGCGTCTGACTTACATGACCAGGATAATCTGTATTACTTGAGGTCTGACCAAATCTAATCATTCGTGCGTACGAATAGTTTGCCATAAATGCTTGTGACAAATCTGCAGAAACTCTAATACCACCAATAAAGTCATCATTATATGGTGAACCAATACCTGTATACTGGTCGGTTTGTTGTGATCCAGCGGTAGATACATCATATGCCGTTGACATTGTCCAAATATGAACATTTGCCAAGTTATCTGCTTGTAACAGATAATTACCATCCTGTGTAACTTCAATACCTTGTTCACCAGAATTTGTAATATTACTAGAATTAACTAAGGTTACTGTTGATGTTACATCAAATGATGATACACCGCTACCATATGTAATACTAAAATCTGCTGAATCAGTATCAAATGAAATACCGTCGGAAGCTTTAAACGTGATTGTAAACGAACCACCATTTGAATCATAACCAGCTGTTAAAATATCGGCCAGTGATTTTGCTGTAACCGTAAATGTTCCATCAGAATCATTTGTAATAGTAGCTAATTCATAGGCAGAATCAGATGTACTATATGTCCAAATGATTGGAGTTCCATCTGAATCTGATGCACTAATTGTAATTGAGGTTGCGGTTCCACCATTAGAGTCAAGCGAATAACTTGCACCATCAGGACCGCTGTCAATACTTGGATTTAAGTTAACAAGATTAACATTATACCATCCAGATCCGTTTGAAATAAACAGGCGGTTAGATGCCCAGGCTTGATCACCATTAGTAAGTCCACTAACAGGAAGTAAACCAGCAGAGTCATATGCAGTAACGCCACCACCGCTAGCACCGGACGAAAGTCCGGTGTCGGTTAGGTTACCGTCTGTATCAATATCTCTTGCAAGTTTACTTAGCAATCTAGCCTTGGAATCCGGCATTATTCGTCCTCAAGATTACCTTCGAGCGGATTATCAGGCCACTCTTCTTCGTCTTCTTCTACCTCAGCATCTTCGTCTTCGACTTCTAGATCTTCTTCATCTACGTCAAATTCGTCATCTACTTCAGGCTCAGGCTCTTCGCCGTTATAGATCTGACTCGCGATACCAATCTTCATTTGATTCAAGGCATCAGCCATCTTTTCACCCATAATATTATTGAAAATATCTGAAGCACTTGTGTAATCCTTATTAGTAGCGGATTGCACTAAATCCTCAATCGGGTTTGTTTGTACTTCTGTTTCTTCAACATCACTCATCGTCTTCTCCTTGTTCTGGCGTTTGTTCGCCTTCACCGTTTATTTGATCCTGCATTTGTTCAATTTGTTCATCATTAAAATGTAGGATATTCTTCATTACCCATTCTTTAGAGAAATATTCCCCAACATAATTTTGTACTTGATCTAAAGATTGTAATTTTTCTCTGAGAATCTCTGCATCTTTCAATTCTGCAAAATGATTATCTTTTGCATATTCAATAATAATATCAGATTTCCAGTTATTCCAGTCTTCTTCTGTAATAATACCTTTCAGAATTAATTGCTTCTTCAAGATATTTACAAACAATTGAGAGAATCTACGACGAAGTCTATCTACAAACTTCTGGAACTTCAATTCATCTCTTGTAATTTCTGATGAACGACCTAACGAGAACTGAGCTTCTTGCTCAAGTCGATTGATAGGTACATTCAATGCACGATACATCTTCTTCTGGAAGTATACGATGTCATCAATCTGACCCAGGTTTTCACCACCTGGTAATGTTGAGATCTCTGTACCTCTACCACCCTCGCGACGTGGGAGCCAGAAATCTTCAAGCAATGACATATGTTTACGATCATCACGGATCTCACCAGTCTTTGCATCATAAACAAGTTTATTACGATATCTTGTCATGATATCTTTCATGTACTGTTCTGATTTACCTTTTGGTAGGTTACCTACGTCAATATAGAAAATACGACGCTCAGGCGCACGAGCAAGACGATAGATGACAAGCGAGTCTTCCATCATTCTTAACTGGTTAATTGGCTTTAATGCTTTATGAAGATATGATACAATCTTTTTACGATCTTCGTTTAACAGACCGGACGTAACATATGATACAGCATCTTCAGTTAACTTAACACCACCTGATTGCTGTGAACCTGGCTTTTCTTGATAGATGAAATACTCATCTACTTTCTCAATTAACTTTGCACCAGTCTGTTGATCTGTTTTTGTTTTGACTTGTTTTACTTTACGGATCTTTGATGAATCAATAGGACGAATCTCTTTGATTCCCTGTTTTAAGTTTGATTCATCAACTACTAGATGATGATATAATCTACCATCAACATACCATCTACGGAAGATATCGTGACCATAGTCACCAAAATCTAACATACCATAGACGTTATCGAATTCTTCTTTGATTTGCTTTTTGATTGAATCTGAAACATCAATATTGTCCATATTCAAATCGACAATCATTTCAGCATCTGAGAGTGTAACTGCTTCATTCACAATTTCTTCAATTGCTTGGTCAACCTCTGGGTGCATTGCTACACCACGATACTGCATGATTAATTGATAATTATCTTTTGAATCATCACCGTCAATATTTAAGTATTGACCATAATGCATTCCAGATGCGGTGACGTATCCCGCACCATCATCATCACGTGCAGGAACAATCGAGGCTTTTTTCTTCGGATCTTCTGCCTCGGCCTTTTTGATTTCAAAGCCGAATAATTTTAAACTCTTTCCGTTCTCTGCCATTTTTAATTCCTAGTTAGAAAGAGGGACCAGGGTTCTGGTCCCTTTTCTTATTATGTATAACTTAAGTAGTGGTGTCAGTATCGAAGTACTGGTACTCGAAAGTCACAGTAAATCTTTCGATTTCATCATTTGCAGCATAGCTTACATCAATTGGCGAAACTTCTGTTGGGAAAGCTCCACGGAATGTATACTTCTTAATTGCTGAACCATCTTTATCAAGTTGCTCAACAAACAGGTCTGCTTCATAACCAATCGGTGAAGTAATACCTGTATTTGCTGAATGATTGTTCATGCCATTTGACCAACGTTCCATAGCATTACGTACATCAAAGTCAGTATCATTGATGATTGTAACTGTCCATGGAGCAAACGTTCGGTCGCCAGCCATTTTTAGCTGACGGCCTCTGAATGGAACAATAATTGTTCCAAGTGTTGATCCTGGAAGCTGAGCTGTTTCACATAAGAAACTTGTTAGTTCAGCATTTCCATTAGCATATCCAGGGTAGTTAATCGTCGCCTTAAATAGATTAGGACGAGCGCCACCACCTCTGAGTTTTGATTTAAAGTCATCGACTCCTAAAACTGCCATTTTTTATCTCCTTATACCGTGCCTACGACTTCTTCGAAATCTACACCGGTTCTCACAGCTACGAAGTTTAGAGTTACGTAGTTGATTGAACGTGCAGGCTTGATGAAGATATCAGCTTTAAATTCATTACGATCAATGACTGCAGCAGTATTGTTTGTCTCATCACATACGACTCGGAAGTCAGTGATTCCACGACGACCTTGTACTTCACGAAGCACAGGCTCAACAATATTAACAAACTCTGCTCTTGTAAATTCATCATTGAATTCAAAAAGAACTTGTTCTGCAGCTCTACCAATTGCTCTTTCAAGTACTAAGAACAACCGACGTACATTGATACGATCAAATGCAGATGGGAAACCAATCGCAGTCTTATCGCCAAATAAGATAGCGCCTTGCCCAGGAACATTTGCAATTGGGTTAACATCAGCTTTATAAAGGGTATCTCTTTGTGCCTTTGTTGGGCTATATGCAAGAGAGGTAATACCTAACATCTGACCTCTTCGGGCTCCAGCTGGAGAGAACCATGCCGCTCTATTAAAGTCAGTAGCTGCCATAATACCTGCTACTGAAGAAGCAGCTGGAATGAACACATACTTATCGTTGTACTTATCATATACTTTTACAAAATTATTATCAATGATTAAATGTGATGCATTTGTAAATGTATTTGCTGTAGCTACTGTATTAGTTACTTTAGTAGCATCGCTTGTAACTCCAATAATGTCATCTCTTGCAGGAGATGTGACAGCTACAAGATCCTTCCTAGCGCGCGCAGTAGCTACTAAGTCATTGACGACAGTTGTTTGATCTGCACGAGCATTCATTGAAGGGGAAATTAAGAAATCAATTTCAACTTGATCTTTGTCTTCAAACAGATCAAATCCTTCTAATACATCAGCTGTACCAAGTGTACCACCGTTAGCTCCTGATGCAAGACTAATAGTTCTTGCCGCACAGCTATCTAAACCATAGTTTGTTCCATCGACCTTATTAGATCCTCCACCTTTAGCTTCAAGCTCAAGGTCAAGATTTAAGAAATAAACATATTGAGAAGCCTTGTTAACTACGTCTAGTGCAAAAACACTTTGTCCTTCAAAGTTTTTAGCATCTTTTATAACAGAAACTGAAGGGAACGTCTCTAAAACTTGTCCACGAGTACCAGTGATTTTTCCATCTTCATCAACGACGACAATATGCATTTCGTCGTTAAAGACATTATTTTGCCTTGCAAAATATGATCTATCAGGAGCAGCGTCAAAGCTTGATTTATATGTCCAATCGTCAAAAACGTCTCCGGTTGAATCGGCTGGAAGATACGAAACTTTAAGGCTATTTCCAAGTGCACCTGGGAACCTTGCAACAAATCCATAACCCAAGGTATCATCTGAATCAAGAGCATCTTTTAATGAAGTCTCTCTTTGATCAAAGTCAGTGCCACTTAAAATAAGCGGGTTATCGATAGTATAAGCGCCATTTGAATCGTATGTTCCATTTGCTGCACCTTGCATTGAATATGCACTTTGCGCAGAGTCATCAGTATTTCTGACAACTTGCAATGAATTCGAGTATCTAAGAAATTGCGTAGCCGACAAAAAGTCGACCGCATTACTATCTGATGGTGAAGCAAAGTTTTCGACGAGTTCCGCTTCATTTGAAACAGCGGTTCTCTCTAGAACTGGACCCCACCTAAAGTTACCGACGATCGCACCTGTTGTTGATTGCACATTAGGTACGCCACCGGTCAGATCAACCTCCTTTACGACAACCGCAGGAGATTCTGATGGTGTAAAAAGTGCCATTTTATTTTCCTCTATTTAATGATATGAATACATAATACGGTTGAAGTTTCACAATTCACTATTATTTATATATTTATAAATTTGGGTCGTGTTCTACTGCCCAAGGATGATCTTTTTCTTCCAATTGTTGCATATATTGTGAACCATCATCTATGAACCCAAATGGTACCATATCATCTTCAATTTCTTGCATTTTTTGTTCAAACAACATTTGCTTGAGATTAATATCAGTCATATCACCAAAATATTGTGTAGATGCAAAATAGCCAAACATAACTAAGTTCATCATTAAATCATCATGGTTTCCATCAGAAGCTTCATATGATTGACCCTTGGCTTCAAACGTAGAAACTTCCAGAATAGTATTCTCATCAACAATTTTCAGTTTATTATTTTCGAGGATATCTTTAATTGCAGAACATCCAAGTCTCTTGACCTTTCGATTCATCTCAATGCCAAGACCAGATGCCTTGATAGAGGAGGTTACGTGAAGATTTTCATATTCTAGTTCATGATATAATCCATTACAAACAACTGACCCTTGGTCATTTGATTCTACCACGACATATGCATCATTGTAGACTTTCGCGTACTTATATATAATATTAGGGAAGAGTATGGGCGAGATAGTATTATTGCGATACACCGCGACCTGCTCAAAGGGTCGGACCGATATGTCGATCACATTAAATGTAGAATAGTCCTGACCTCTTCCTTTTGATACATCAACTGTCATAACATATTCGTGTTTTTTAGTCGTCTCTTTATAGACGAGAAGGTCTCCCGCTTCAAGGGTTCGAATAGGGTTATGCGCTCGCAGACCCATAAGTGTTTCGGAGTTGATTAATGTATCACCAGTACCGAAAAATGTATTTCCAAATTCTTGGTCGAATTGGAGCTGAGAAGTATTCGCGACAGTCTGATGCTTCCATTTTTCATCTCGACCCGGAACATCCCACCAGTCTACTCGAAATGGTTGAAACTCATTTATTCCCTGCAGTGCACCTTCCCATATTTTGTGGAAAATATTACCAATACCATTTGCGGTTGATGTAATAATAATTTTTGTATCTTTACCAGATGATACTACAGGATATGTTGACGTATAGAACTCAGCTGCACGTTCTACAAATGCAAACTCATCGAGATATAGTAAGTTAACAGACATGCCTCGAATCGAAGAACCAGATGTTGCTGCAGCTACAATCCGTGAGTTATTACTAAACTCAATCGATCCTTTATTCAGTGCTTTACACCCTGGTTGTAAAAAGAATGGGAGATTCTCTAGCATCAATGTAATCCGTGATAACATCTCCCGTGCGGTCGCACCCTTGTTTGCCATTACCGCGATGGTCTTTTCACTATGAAATAAAGCATACCAAAGAAGATAAGCGCAAGCAGAGATAGATTTACCGGACTGTCGGCAAGCCAAGACAATGTTAAACCTGTTATTGTTAAAATGCTCAAACATATTTTTTTGATAAGGATATAGATCAAAATTAACAAGTCCTCTATCTAATGCAATCACTTTAACATATTTTTCACAAAAGTATACAGGGTCTTTCATACACCGCGCATACTCCTGCACCAGCTCTTGGGTCCACTCTTGTTGGACACCATCTCTTTTTACGTTAGGGTTTCCGAGATAACTATTGTTTGTCTGTTGGAGTGACATCGATTTCTTCACTTTCTTTTTGTAGTAGCTTCTGCAATTCTGAAGTCGATCCTACAAATATATTATTTTGTTGATGCTCTACTTGTTTTGTTTCTTTGGTGGGTTGTATAATGTCTTTATGCTTTTTGTTGAGGTCCATCAGCTTATCATTAATGTCAGCAATGTTTTTTAACATTCCAGCCAAAACTTCATAAGCACGAGGATGCTCAGACTCACGGGCAACATGAATCATGTCTTCTAAACCTTCGCGACCCTTTTCAATGAGATCATAATAGGTCTCACGTGAATAGTCATAGTCGCTTTTTACATTATCATCATCTTTCATTATGCACTATCTATAATTGTAGTTGTGAATCCGAAATCAGAATCTGCAAGACCAATTGCATCAGTTGGGTCTGGTACAACTTTAATTGTCTCGAGATATGTGTCTGAATCCTGTAAACCATTATCAATCTGACTGAGATCGATTTTAGTAGTTCGAACAATGCCAGATTCTGAAATAGGTCCATGAAAACTTACTTTCATTTCAAAATCAAGTGCGTAAATAATTGTACGTCTTGATTCCATTTGTCCTTCAAAGTCATCCTGGAATCCTACACCCTGTATAATAATAGGTATATCTTCTTTAAAATCAGGATAATCAGTAGGGAATGGTTTAACCGTCAATGTATATTGTGGGTTAAAATACGGTAAAATCTGTTCTACAATTTGTAATGCATCATCTTGTGACTTAGCATACACATTCAACTGAAAATTAATTGTATATGGAACAGGTGGAAAAAACTTCTTACGCTTTGTATTTTCAGAAGCAACTGTATTAAATGTACTTGTCTTTGTCAGCTGACGAGAAGTATCGTATGCAAAGTTCGTAATCTCAAATGACATCCGTGGTAACTTTACTGCAACCTTAGTATCATTATAGAGATCAGGATTCTCACGGATTCTTTCCAAATACTTTTGCTTTGGAGCATATGACAAAGGTACTTTTACTTGGCTAACCGCAGCACCACTTGAGTTAGTACGAATTACATATATGTCATTGAACATGCGACCAAACATTGCCACACATTTTCGAATCTTTTCATGGTAGAAATAAGTACCAAACATTAACTATTCTCCGGATCACCAAACGGGTTATTTTCAGTAAAGTCTAAGAAGTCATCGGAGACAGTACTAAAGTTATCATTCTGCTCATTATTCGATATCTTATTATCGTCAGCCAATACAGTAGTAACGGTAAAGTCTGAGTCATTAATACGAATTTCTTTGTTGATAGCAAACTCGTGGAACTTACCATCAGATGCACCAACATGAATGAGATGCAGAGTTTGATCAGAATCAGACCATCTAGATACTTCGCCACTAATCGTCAATCCTTCATCAGAATCAAGTGTCATAGTAGCAGTATCACCAATTGTGATATACGGACTTGTGTCATCAAGGATCATTCTATAAGTATATGCATGATCGATTTCAATTGCATCAAGATCCGCAATTCCTGTATCCAGATCTTCATCATTGTATTCGAATAACTGACAACGCATCTTATACGTTGGAAGGTTTGATAGCTGATAGAATGGTTGCTCATGCTCTACATGCATGATCTGAAATAAAGACTTTGACATAGGAAGATAAATCAGATCACCTTCCTTTGGTCTTTCAACCGTAATAGCAGTATTAATCCTTGATACTAATCTTTCCCAACGTCTACGAGAAACAACAAATGTCGCTTCGTCACGAATCTCAACACCGAATCTTGTGAATAAATCCCCTTCGCCTTCAAATCCATCGACATTCTCGATAAACATAGAAACTTTATGAGCAGAACTAAACTTTGAAGGAATATCATCTCCAAAAATTGTGTCTTCATTTACAATAGATCTTGGAAGATAATAGACTGACTGCCCATAAATCTCGAGAGCTTCGATAGTGATGTCTTCGTACAGATTTTGTTCTGATCTGACACCTTGGCTGAAATATGGATTCATTCCCATAACTTATTATCCCATGAAGAAGTCAGCAGGCATTTCGTGTTCTAGGCGAATCTTTTCTTGTAGCGTAGTAATCTCCTGAGTTGCATCATCATAAATTTGACGACCATTCAACATAACACCACCTGGAAGCTGCATGCCTTCAAACTTAATTAGGTTCTGACCCCACTGTTGTTTAATCAGTGCAGTACCATAATCAAGAAGCCACATGTCTTTCCAAATTGAAGTATTAGTATTTGGATCTAATTGAGTGTAAATTTCTGCAATGATATAATCATCTGCTTTGATATCACCATCAGCGAAGTCCCCAAAAATGTATAGACGATTTTCTCTACGTGAAAACTGGACTTGAGGCTGACCATTTAGTTTAGTATCAAGTAATGATAGGTATTGTTGCATTTGCTCGTAGTATGCAAGATCACCAGCAAAATGAATCATTGATGCCATATCATTCAGCATCATCTGATATTTAATATCAAAGAAATTGCGACCAGAATTAAAGTTAGATGATAGAGGAAATACTTTTGATACAAAAAGAATATCATCAGACAAGTCAATGTATTCATTTGATACATCACTATCTGTTATTTGATGTTTGAGATACGTACGTACCGTAGCATCAGAATGATACTCACGATAATACAATAAAGCTTCATCAACTCTGTCTTGAAGCTGGTCTTCATCCACGTTAATTTCAATAACGGGATCACCAAGCTTACGTAGACAGTAGTCGATATATTGCTGTCTGGTCGCTGGAAGTGCCATATCACAGTCCTAAGATTAAGTTTTCTTAGTACTATTTATATGTTTTTTTCTTTAAACTTTACGATGTCGCCTGATATGTTCTACCTTGAGTTGCAGTAGGTGCTGTAAAGTTTGTGGTGTACTTAGCGGTATCTTTGAGGATTTGTACATTTTCTAAATAACCATACATTTCTTCACCGATAGCACCAATAGTATCACCAATTCCAAATGCTTCAGCTGAATAATTTGCAGTTGATGAATAGCTACTACCAACTTGTGTTCCATCAATATATGCTTTAATTACGCCACTCGATCTAACAAATGCAAAATGATACCAAGTATTTGTCGATAGCTGGTTAGTCGCTTCGATCTTTCTAGAAGAACTACTCACTTGGTCATACCATACAACATCACCAGATGCATCAGTTCCAACATTAAATCCTGTACTACCTCTTGTGCTACTTACCCACGAGATCCAGTCTACTAATGATGTATGATATGCCCATCCTTCAATTGTAAAATCACCTGATCCCAGACCACCCGGAATAGTTGTCGTAATATAATCACCAGTACCATCAAAATACATCGCAGTATCAGCAAACTTAGTCTGAGTAGTAGAAGTTGCAGTATTTCCTACAGGTGTTAGAGTATTATTCCCAGTTATATCGTAGATACCTGCGTTGTCCATTGAGAGGTACAAATCGGCATTAGTGTTTCCAACTGAAGATGTTGGTGGGGTAAATGTTGAAGTGTATATTGCTGTACCAACAGAAATTTTAAAATCTGAAATCCATCCAAGGAATGGCTGGACTGTTCCAGTATGACGTGAATCACCGATACGTATATCAGTGCTACCTATATTACCACTTACTGTTCCGCTATAAAGCGAATCACCATTTTTATATAGTGTTAATGTTGTTCCGCTTCTTACAATTGCAAAATGATGCCATTCATTAATAGTAAAATCAGCACTAGGTGAATAATGACTTGTACCATTAACATATAAATTATCATATGGAGCGCTACCACCGATTCTAAATAGGATCCCATTAGTATAGCTTCCTAATTCAAATACAGTACCGCCGTTATTTTTTTCAGTTTGGTATAACCATCCTTCTATTGTAAAGTCACCTGTTATTGATGATATATTAGTAATATCTAATCGTGTACTAGCATTATTATAATATGATCCTTTATTAGACGTATCGCTATATTCAGATGATTGACCATATAATGTAAATGGACTAATTTGTGGCGTACCACCACCAGTAGCAAATGTCGTATCGTTTGTTGAATTATCTTTATATCGTGCATCCTGCAAACCTAAGAATACAGTTCCACTCATTGTTGTGAATGGATCTGTACTAGGAGTAAAATTATCGCCATATTTAAAATCAGATGCACTGGTCGAACCACTAGCCCGAATATGCAAATTAGTCATGTATCCTTTAAAGAAATTAGAACCGCTCCCACTTCCAAGATTGGCACCAATAAATGCAGCAGATGCACCAGAACCTAAACTTACCGATGAACTAAAAGATTCTTTCCATGAACCGTTCAGATAACCCTTTAATTCGGTACCACGTCTTTCGAAACAAATATGATTCCATTGTCCAGGGATTACAGCATTGTTTGCACTATAATTAAATGTATATGATGTTACTGCATATAATGCTAGTTGACCACTAGAATTTAAACCAACATTAAATGGAGTCGCAGAGGCTGATGGTCTACAATCTAATAAAGTACAAGCACGGATTTCATCCGGCCAAATCCACATTTCAATTGTAAAGTTATTTGTTCCAATTGCAACATTAGACATATCCGCCTTAAAATAATCACCATCGCCATCAAAGTAAACACTGTAATTATCCAGATACGGATGGAAGGCAGATTGTATTGGCGTTCCAGTTGTTGTTACTGTGTGAGCATTAGTAGATCGATCAATAAATGTAGAATTATCTAATCCATCAGAATCAGATGTTCCAATGCTTAATGCAACATTCTTCCATTGACCTGACACAAAATTTAACGTAAACGTTTGTGCAGCTGAAGATACTACATTAATTCCATCAGTAGCTTTAAAGGTTAGAGTACCAGACGTTGCTGTTCCTGCTGAATCTTGACTGAAAGGTGTAATCGTAAATACGCTTGAATCCTGGCTCAACGTAGCAATACTGTCAAAACCAGTACCTTTAATTACGCTATAAGTGATTGGATCCCCATCAGAATCTGCTGCAGTAATTGTAATCACTGTTTGCGTAGATCCATCGTCTGCTAATGTAAATGGTGTTGTACCACCATCAGAATCTGTAATACTTGAAATATTTGGTGCTGTATTAATTAGTGCAATACTATACCAACCAACAGAATCCCAAATGTACAATCTATTGTTTGACTGCACATAAGCTTGATTACCATTATCATTGCCAGAATATGGTAACGAGCCAATTGAATCATATACGGTTACACCTGGTGTTGTAGCAAGTGCACTTGTAGGCAACTTACCAGAAGTGTTTACCGATGATGCAAATTCGCTTAGAAATGAATTCTTACTTTGTGCCATGTCTTATCCGTACCAAATTTGATTGGGGCCTGTATCTGCTGCTGGTGTTTCGCTTTCAACAGTTGTAGTAATCTTAGATGAAAATATATCTCTTTTATGAACTGATGTTACAATACGAATTGTTTCATCAAATACATTACTACCATTTACTTTGACAGCATGTGTCTTATTTGTAATTGGGTTATAGTGATTCCATTCACCATCCCGTGCAACCGCATGCTCAACAAGCTTTCCATCTTTAGTAGTAGGCGATATTACTATCGATGTAAGATGAGTTTCCTCAGTCATATCTGAGTCAGTTATAGAATGAATAATAAAATTACGCTCTGTAAAAGGTTGACGCGCATTAAGGTTTATCTGATGATAAGCGTTGGCTAAGCTATAATGTTTATTATTACGGAACTCACTCACTGTGACTGAATCTCCACAACTTTAACTTCAATATGACCATTATCATTAATTGTTAACGTTTCAGTAACATCTGCAGTTTTTGATGTAGTTACAGTTTTAGTCTTTGTGCTATTATCAAACAACGCAGGGCCAACAATCTGTAGCGTTAGATCTGTTTCTACATTTGAATCAGTTGCATCTTGTGCTGAAATGCTCAGCGTATTAGTAATATCTGATCCAGCATATGTGACGTAATCAGAATCAGTTGTAACACTAACGTTATATACTAAATCTTCTGCCCAGACCTGTAAAGGAGTAGGAGCATGCCAATCAACTGCAGCTGAACCCACTGCAAAATCTTTTTCCCATTCAGCTGTTATTACCTTACCACTTGGCATCCACATTACTTGGTTAAATACAGTATAATGATCATACCAGACTTCTGACATCGTTTCGGCAGATGTATCAAACTTAACGACATGAGTTGAATGTTTTGTAAATACCATCATGATAGTATGCTCAGTATTCAATGGAGCAATACACCACGGTGCAGCATCGTAATCATTTACTAAATTCGGAGACGTAGTTAGAATATCGTTCCACTTTCCATATGTACCAGAACCAGTTAGGGCAGTTAGAGTAGCCGCGTTACTTGCGGATATCTTCATAATCATATACGGTCTATCGTGCGACTTACTATATGTTCCGTTATTTACAACAGTCGCAAATAAGTATTTTTGAGAATCTATCGCCTGAGATGCGCTAATAATTCTAAGATCTAGAATATATTCTGGTCCAAGCAATGAAATTGCAGCGCTTACCCTTTGATCTTGCATATCATCGTCTGCATTATTTACAGACGGTACAGTATGTGAAGCAGTACTACGCGTAATGGTAGCAGCATCAATATCCATTTCAATAAGATATATTATATTATAAGCAGGTGCATCAAATATTCCAGTCCCAAACCGCCAATAGTAACATATTTTTTTACTAGTAGTTGATTCAGCTGATTCTTGGTGATATACCACATTCGATGGAACTGACATCGGATAATAATACTGCTGAGAATTTCCTATACCAGTATATTCTTCTGTAATACTATTTGCAGAATTATCGTATCTTAAAATATCTACGTTCATATTACTGCCGCCATTAGTAGAACTACCTTCATGGGCAAGGAAAAAATGATCTCCGTTATTACACTTTGTTAAATGGTGAATATATGAACAAGTACTACTAGTGCCGTATAATTCAGTCTTAGTAACTGTACGTAAGTTTTGCTCAGTAGTATAATTAATAACAGCTAATTGTTGGCTGTGCTGGGTAGTGCTACCATGAAGTTGTCTAAATAACATACCAGAGCTTGTTTCAGGATCAATAATATTGAATCCATACTCAGAAGCCTGAGCTCTGTATGTACCAATCATATAGCACATTTTTCCATCAGCTCCATCATAATGAGCCCTTGCGCCTGAATTGTGCGTATATGTCCACATTCCAAGGTATTCGTCAATTGTATGATTGTAGTGCCAAGTTTTTAGCGGATGATCAAGCCAGTCTCTGTGCCATAGTGCAGTATTACAATTTGTTGCATGCTGCATCATAATCGAACCATCAGTAGATTGATTCGAATAATCGGATTTAGCTGCCCTTGAAACCATTGGATAATTTGGTGCCATAATTGCACCCGCATATTGGCTTGCAGCATTATCATTATGCCAAATGCCAAAATAGTAGATATCGTCATCATCTATTACGGTCCAAGTTTTATCTGTATTGACCGAATGATTTCCAACCCAATTCATTACCCGCGAACCAATTTTTGGCGTAAAGGTATCAATGTCAAATAAAATGCCATTAATTACAATATCTTTTGGATATTTTACATCTTGCCAAACAGACGGAAAAGAAACATTTTGACCAGCTCCGTGTGCAATATAAGCCATTATGATACCTCTATAGTTAAATTATCTGAATCGATTTCAGCATATAAGCCTTTAGTTGATAAATGATCGTTCCAAAAAGTTAGCGCATCACTGCCATCAATCCAGTCTCTTTTATCTGAATCTCCAACACCTGGCCGAAACGGCTGCTTCAAAATAAGAGCATTAGTATGATCACTATCATCTAATACTAATTCTAAGGCATTGTTAACGAATCTTAATGTATACATTTATTACTCTTCCGCATATGTTATAATCAAGTTGAGATCAGAACCAGCAGTTGTTGATCCGATCTGTGTAATATCTACAGTGAGATAATCAAACTGACTAACTGATAATGATAAACCAGTATTTGTATCAGAGTCACTACCTGCAGCAATCGTTTGTGTATCAATTGCTGAACCATTCTTATTTAACGTTGTTATTAATGAACTACCAACTGGAGCAGTTCCGACAACAGCCGTTACTGTAGATATATTTATATTCCTTGGAGAAACCCATCTAGCAGTGCCAGTGGTCACTTCCAATGTGCCAATCTGATTTAGCTGTAAATATTTATTCGCGTCAACTCTTGCTTGTACGTAAGCACTATCAACTAGATTTGTTACGGCCGATGAATCTAGACCCGCGTCTCCAGCTCGAGCTAATACATAAGCTGAATCAACAGTACTTGCAATTTCAACTGCAATCTGTGCTGAATCAACGGAAGCGCCAGCGGTAATGTTAAATGCTGTAATTACATCAGAATCAGCTGCAGCTTCAGTTAATGTAATTGAAGAACCGTTTGTTGCAGTGTAGTCAACGCTATCAACAAGTAAAATACCGTTTGCAAATACTACAAGTGAATGCGATGAATATAATAGTGAGTTACCATTATCATCTGCACCACTAAATACTGTATCACCAGAATCAGCAGTAAATACGTAAGTTCTTAATCCACGCTGTGTACCAGCTACTGATGAAATATATGCGCTATCAACAATTCCTAAAACTCCAGCAGAATCTAATCCACCACCGCCACCACCAGTTGTTAATTGACGTGCCTGAATGTATGCGCTATCAACTGTACTTTCAACAATCGTGACAACAGTTGCTGAGTCAGTTCCGGCTGAAGTTCTTGCAGATACCCATGCAGAATCAACAGTTTCACCATTTAATGATAAGTAAGTAAATTCACCAGAATCAGCTACTGCTTTACCAGTAACAGTAATACCTGTAGTTGATGTTTCGAATTTCTTAGATGCATTATGATACAATTCAACAGAACTATCTTTATTAAAGATAGCCATATCTTCAGCATTACCATCATGTGTAATCTTAACAGCAATACCATTTGTATCGAGTACTAAATTACCTGCACCAAGGTCTCTAACAAAACTATTTGATCCGCTATGATAGATTTGGAAATCAGAACTAGCACCAAAATGAAGACGTTCTGCATCACCCCATCTAATAGTTTTTACGTAAGCACTATCGATTAAACCAAGAACTGCAGCAGAGTCGACACCATCACCCACTGATCCGGTAAATGATACAATACTAATGTTATCACTTGCATTTGCATCATTAGTAAGAGTAATACTCGTACCATTCGTTGCAGTGTAGTCATCGCTATCGACAAGTAAGATACCATTTCTAAATACCTGTACATTACCAACAGCATATGATAAAGTAGTACCCTTATCATCAGCACCACTGAATACAGTATCACCTGAGTCTGCAGTAAATACAAAGTTATTTGTAACAACACTTCCGCCAGCAATACTCTTGATAATTGTGACTTCGTCATTAGCTAATAGCGATTCACCAAGAACAACACTCGTACCATTCGTTGCAGTGTAGTCAGTGCTTCTTAATAATACACCATTAAGATATACTGCGATTGAGCCAGCTGTATATGATAGCGTATTGCCATCACTGTCTGCACCAGAGAATGTAGTATCGCCTGAATCCGCAGTATAGTAGTAAGCGTAGATTCCTCTAACAGATCTATCTTCGAGAAGAGTTAACGCAGCTGCAGAATCCAATCCACCAGACCCAACTGATGATTGCCTTGCTTGAACATAGGCTGAGTCAATTAAATTAATAGTTGCAGAAGAATCTAATCCTCCTGATCCAACATTAGATTGGCGAGCTTGAATATAAGCACTATCAACAATGCCAGTTACAAATCCTGAATCTCTTTGTTGATCATTTGTTGTAATTAAAGATATGACATTAGCAGAATCAAGTATTGTTGGAGTACCAGTCAATGAACTATATGCAAAGTCTTGTCTAGCCTGTACATATGTCGAATCAACTAATGATGTTACATCAGAGTTACCGTAAGTACTAATATCAGAGTTGTTTGCTAATTGTACCCAACTTCCAGCATGTGCGAAGTATCCAGCACCTGTCGCATGAACATGGGCAAACATACCATGATATGTTGATGCACTTGGCAAAGCACCGACCGAATCATAAACATTACCAAACAGTACTTTGTTACCGCCCATATCAAGATCAGATCCAGTAATAACACTTATCACATTAGCCGAATCTAATACTGTAGGAGTTCCAGTTAGTGAACTGTATGCGAAGTCTTGTGCAGTTTGTCTAGCTTGAACGTAAGCAGAATCAATAATTCCAGTTGTTGCAGCTGAATCTAGTTTTTGTCCAATTAATGTTACAAGAGTTGCATAAGCCGAATCGTCATCATTCAACGCAGCTGCAATTTCATTCAAAGTATTTAATGTACCAGGTGCACCATCAATTAGATTATCAATTGCAGTAGTTACAAATGCAGTCGTCGCAATTTGAGTTGTATTAGTGGTTGAAGATGCCGTTGGAGCAGTTGGTGTACCAGTTAGCGCAGGACTTGCAAGAGTTGCGTATGATGAAAGCATACCACTCGCATTTGCAGAGTCAAATGTGCTGTAATTCGCATCATTTGTGAATTCACTTACATTTGTTGGTGCACCAGTTAGCGAACTATATGCAAAATCTTGAGCGGTTTCTCTAGCTTGGACATATGCACTATCAATGATATTTGTTACATTACCAGAATCAAGTATTGTTGGTGCACCAGTCAGTGAACTATATGCAAAGTCTTGAGCAGTCTGACGAGCCTGCACATAAGCTGAGTCAGCCGTACTTTCAATAATTGTAACAACAGTTGCTGAGTCAGTTCCAGC